CTAATCTAAAAGGTTTTACTACCCAAGGATTGGAGTTTCCAATGGAAGATGAAAATTTTGGAAATCCAGAAAAGCATTGCTACTGGATTTTGGCTCGTTCTACTGCTGAAGAAGGCTATAGAAAATCTGTAGCTACCTTCTCTGGTAGAAGAGCCCTCGTGTCAAGGCACTCAGTTTTCGGTTGCACTACTATTAGTGCATATAAAACTGAAGATGACTTGGCTCGAGGTAGGACTATGCTCGATGAATGTCCTTTTTCAATTATTTATGATTGTCCATCGACAGATATTTGCGTTATAGAATTATCTATAGCAACGCATAATTTGTTTAAGAAGGCCAATATTCTTTTCCACTCTGGTTTGGAGTCACAAACAAGCGCTGTTAAAAGTGCGGTGTTTGTGACCCCCGAGCAGAGTCTTAATTATAGTAACAAGAAGTTGAGAACTAACGATGTTAGTTTTTCTGTCGCTTGTGATATATATAAGAAGGATATAGAATTTGGTCCAGAAACAGGCGTTTTGCACGAAGTAGCCTTTAGAGGGCTATGTGGCGCTGTTTTGTTTTCTCCTACTCATGGTTTTTTGGGAACCCATGTAGCTGGAGGATATGATGGACAAACGATAATTGAAAATTATAGGGGCTTTATAGCCATTTCTCCCTCTAATGAAAGGAAGAAAATTTCAGAACTAATGCTTGATTGTGATGAAGGATTAGTTTTGGAGCCTATAGATGGATCTGCAATGCGCGTGCGGTATGTTAAAGGAGAGATTTCTCCCAAGAAACCTCTTAAACAATCTCGCCTTTATGAGACTGGTGCTCCTTTTATGGAGCCTGCAGTTTGTAAAGACAAGGTTGTACCTATGATGAGAGACAGTGATGGTAAATCACTACTTAAATCCATAGTATCACCCAACTTTAACAATACTGGACACGTTTGCCCGTTAGCATTAAATTTTGGCGCTAAAGTTATTGAACAATATGTGACAAAATTTAAAGTAATTTCTTGGAAGGAAGTAATCCTCGGAAACGAGGATCTCGCCCCTCTGAGAAAAGACAGTGTTAACGGTTATGGATATGACACGGACAAAACTGCCTATATAGATTTTGAAAATGGAACTTTGGATAAAGCTTTCGAGCTTTATTTAGACGACTTTGAGAAGAGATTGAGAACAGGTGATGTTAAGATGACAGAAATGTTAGCTTATCATGCATTGAAGGACGAACCAAGACCAAATGGCAAAGTTCCTAGAACTTTTGCTGTTATGCCTTTGCATATGACTCTTCTTTTCAAAAAATATTTCGGCAGTTTAATGGCTTACATTAAGAAAAATCGCCATACTAATGGTATAGCGATTGGACTTAATCCATATAAAGAGTGGAGTAAAGTACACGCCAACCTGACTAGTGGTGGAAAATTTATCATGGATGGAGATTTCGGTAGATGGGATAGATCTTTAATAGCTTCGTTCCTTGACACCGTTTTTACCGTTTTAAGAAAATTTTTCGCTGGAACTAAGGAGGAGCATAAAACTCTTAAAAGTTTGTGTGATTCTTTAGTGCGCATGTTTGTGCTAGTTGATGATGAGCTATTTTTAATAACTCATGGTCTTCAATCTGGTTGTTGGCTTACTGCTTTACTAAACTCTTTAATAAATAAATTGATTTCAGCATGTTCTTTTTATTATTCTTACAAGCCGAC